GTGGCCCTGCTGGAGCCTGCTTACTTAACTCAATAAGCTCTTTCATTAAGCCTATCCACTTTTCATCTTCAATCATCTTCTACCTTTTCTTCCCATTTTTAATCCAAATTTATTTAGATAAAGATACACTGTCTGTATTGTGCATCCACATTCTTTTGCAATCTCTTCTGGACTCTTTTTGTCCTGAACATATCTTTTATGAAGCCAACTTTTGCTTTTATAAAGATCATACTTAGGCATTGTATAGCATATTCCATCTGTCAGACACATACCATCCCACACCAATTGCATCAGCAACATCGTCATCTATAACCTTCACCTTAAAGTTTTTGTTTACAGAGTCGATAGTTCTTTGCTTTCTTGTTTTTCTTTCTTCTCCTTTATACCAAGACTTTGATTTGCCTGGATTCTTTCTAACTATCTCCTGCTTTTCTGATATTGATAAAAGCTTTGTTCCTATATAATTTTGCCATTGCATAGGAGTAATAGTCTTAATGTTTTTAATCCCCGCTACTTGTGCTGCTCCAAGAATCGCTCCCTGCACGAGAGACAGTTGCATTGCCGTCTTTGGGCTATTGCTATAAATAGCAGACTCAATGACAAGCGCATCTGCATTAACCATCTTAAAAAGCTGTATCGCTTTTTTACAGGCATCCCCTGATTTATAGAGAGCATCTGTACCATTAAATCTAATCTTGCCATACTTAACCAACTTTCCGTTTGTAAAATAAGAAAAGGCAAGAGAGTTTGTTGATGCATCCACAGCAATGATTGTTTGTGGTTTTATGTTGTCTTCAAGAGCCTGTCTAATTTTGTTCGTAGTCAAAGTAATTCTTTAGCTCCCTCATAAAAGTTTTCATTTTTGATTGGTGTACCAAGCAGTTGTCACAGATGCCTGAATCATTGTAAATGCTTAGGAGGGTATTACACCCTCCTCCACACTTCTTTTCTTTTCCCTTGCGATTTTTTCTTTTTTGAAGATGATATCTTTCTAGGATCTTTTCCTTGCTTGCTTCCTGCCTGCATTCAGAGTTGCAATAAATTTGTTTTGTTGTGTTTGGCGAGAACTGTTTATCGCACCACTTGCAGTAAAGCATTTTAGAAGAGTCCTTTCTCATCCTTTCGACGCGCTATCTTGATATCTCCGACAGGTGCATCCTTACACGCCTGCTGTATGGGACAGTTTTGACATATTTTTATGTCATTGCTTCTAAAGGGAACCTCTGGAAGCTTTCTGTCTTTCCATGCAGCATGAACATCTCTCATCCAATCAAACAGATAATCAACAAAATCTACATGATTTTGAGTAATGTTCACTGGTACTGCTAGTAGTTCATGAGTATTTTTATTCTCATATAATATTATACCGTTTTTCTTCTTATAGATTTTCATATAAATTAGAAGCTGCACGATATGATATGTACTAGCCTTTTTAGATCTTTTATGCCTATCAAAAGCATCATGGTTGGTTGTCTTGATTTCCACCACATACTCTGTATTATTCCAATTGATAAAACTATCTGTATAACCAAAGATAGGTGGGTCTTCATTGATTGTCTTTCTTTCGTTATCAATTAAGATACCAGAATCTTCTAATGCCTTTTGAATACGGGCGTGCCTATCTGAACCACTATCCATGTTAGTGATAACTTTGCCACTCTTGTACTCATAAAATTCTGCACCATCAAATGCTAGATACCAATACCTTGGACATACACCATGATTCCATACCAATGTTGATGGAGCGAAAGTTTTCTTCTGCATATGCTTTGGAACATTGTCTTTACGATAGCCTTCTTCTATGGCCTCAACAAGTCCAGAAAGGGGGCCAGAATCTTGGAACTCTGACTCGTCTTGCATCTCTGTTTGCCAGGAAGTTTCTAACTCTTCAAACTTTTCTATATCTTTTAACACACTATTAGTCTTTCTTAGAATCTTGCTTACAATTGTTTTAGCCATGTCACACCTTCACTAGATATTTTAGAGATGCAACAATCTTATCAAGTTCTGCTGCAGTTGTGTAATAGATATTTTTCTTTGCTGTATTTCCTTTTTCTACGTTAGTCATCCACCTTGCTTGCAAAGCTAGTTTTGCTGCAATTGCTTGCATACGAACAATTTCTACAGATGCAACGGCAAGGGGAATGTCTGGCTTTAGAATTAGCTTGGTTATAAACTCTAGTGCTTTAGTAAGTTCTTCATCTTCCATGAACTCTGCAATATTATATAAATCATTAATCTCTTGTAGCGTACTCTTATCCGTCACTTTTCTCTCTTATCTCTCGTAGTTCTTCGAATTCATTCCACTCAATTATAGCAAGTCTTGTCTTGTGTGTGTCTCCAAGAACAATCATGAGGACTGGTGACTTTTCTGGATCTGTCTTTAATGTGTCTGTACATATCTTTGCCCATACATCACGATTTATAGAAAATGATTTAGAGTATTCCTTTACATCAACTATGTACCTGTCAAGGTTTCCGTCAGCTTTTTGTATCTTTCCCCTACCAGAGTTCTTGTGTGGGGTCGCACCTATTCTTCTAAGTTCAGCACGCTCGCTCATTAGTAACCCCTGTCTCTTTTTATGTTGACGGTAGAGACAGTATCACAGTCTTTACACTTCCATGTAATATCAAGAACGGCTGGGTAGAATCTTGCTGTTGATATTTTTTGCTGACAACTTTGACAAGAAAATTCTCCATGCATCACTTCATACTTAGAGTAGCTTGACAAGTTCTTCTGCTTTCTCTGGGTTCTCCCTAAGCCACTCAATCACCTTTGCACGCCCCTGGAACCTCTCTCCAAGGACGGTATACCATGCTCCACCCTTTTCAACCTTACCAAGTTGCTCTGCAACGTCTAGGACTTCTGCAATATTGTCCACGCCAATATTATCGCCGTCAAAGTAGAAATCATACTGACCGCTGATAAAAGCGGGTCCAGTCTTATTGAAGTCCACATTCCATGTAACACTTCTTCCAATTTTCTTTTCAATTAATTTATCTCCTGTTGCTATCTTGTCTTTGATTGCTTGGTTTTCTGATTCACTAGACCAAAGTTTTACAATGGTGCTAGAGAAAAACTTAACAGCGTGACCACCAGTTGGAGCGTGGCTGACATACATAGCCCCAATTTGATTTCTTTGTTGAGATATAAGAATCAAAAGGGTTTGCTTTGTCTGGTTGTTTGCATAGTTAAGCATCTTCACGGCATTAGTCATGTCTCGTGCTTCTGCACCAATTTGCTTTGTGTTCTCAAGTTGCTTTAGTTCTGAACTATCCTTCTCAAAGTAGATTGCTGGAAGAAGGGCAGAGATAGAGTCTACAACGATTATGTCTGCTCCTGCTGACATAAGCTGCGTAGCAACGTCTACCATATCATTAACAGTTCTAGCCTGAGAGTAGATCAGTTTCTCTGGATCTGCACCCAGCTTCTTTGCCCAGTCTGGATCAAACGATTGTTCTGCATCTATCCAAGCACAGATCTTTCCTTCTTTCTGAGCCTCACCAATCATCTGTAAACAAAAAGATGATTTTCCTGCAGACTTGTTTCCCCAGATAAGTATTTGACGACCATATGCAAGACCACCTTTTAATGCATTGTTTAGTCCAATGCTTGGAGTCTTTTGCTTATGTACTTCAATTCCTGATGCTGATGTAATTTTCTTTCTAAGCTTTGGATCTAACTGAGAAAGAACTGATTCCATATTAATGGTGTCTGACATTATGCCAATCCCCCATGCATTCTTTCTCTTTGTGTATTAAATTTTACTTTTTCAACTAAAGACTCTTCGATGGATTTGTTAGTATAACCATCACGAACAAGTCCAGCCCATAAATCTAGGGTACGAATTATAATGTCTGCCAACTCTTTAACTACACTATCGCTACCCTCCTCTTTACGCATTGCTTCTAAGACCTCTGTGGCCTCTGAATGAATCATTGCAATCTGCTTCATATAAAAGATCAGACCGTTGTTTGCTTCCCAGAAGCCTTTGTCAATAGCATTGCTATGAATCTCAAATGCTAACTCATCTATACCGTATGTCATTTACTTATCTCCTTTACTGTTATCGTTCCATCTTTAAGTTCGTTCATTAAAAGCTTTTGAATACTCCCTGGTTCGCATTTCATGTAGGCTTCAGCAAACATAGTCGGAAAGACAACGACAGGAATTAGATTACGATCATAATCTGCAAGAACCATATGAGCCATTCTCTTTCCTGCTTTTGTTACTCTAGGGTTAAAAGATAGCACAAAATACTCATTTTGTCCATATGGCAAAGTCTTGTAGTTTAAGAACTTTGTCAATGGTGACTTTACTTTATCAGCATCTTCTACCTGTAGAAAATCTGCTATTCGATTACTTGCTGAAAGAATTATGTATGTCTTTCCTACTTCTATCTTGCTATCTTCTTCATCAAAAATTCCTACCATACCCGTCTTGTCCATAAACTCTACACGACACCAACCCTTGCCACGCTTTATCTTTTTAGCCATTCCCATAACAATATGACTCTTGGACTCATCATAGTCTTCCGTGTTGTCAATATATGCATAGTAATGGGAGGGAATATTCATAGAGAACTCTGGAAGGTTTAAGTACTCGTAGAGGTTGTCTCTAACAGTATCTTCATTTCGAGGATGATCTGGAAAGGTTAGTGCTCCAATTGCATCCAAAGCTTCTATTGCCCTTGAGTTTATTCCGCTACCCTTTTTAAAAGCAATATCTCTTACTTCTTGGTAGGAGTTAAATGGCCTATTAGCCATAATCTTTGAAGCAACTCCATCAGATATCCACTTGATTGCTGACAAACCAAACCTAATACCTTTGCCTTCTATCTTAAAGTCTATATCAGATTCATTAATGTGAGGAAGCTTTAAGCTAATATTCATACGCTTTGCCTCAATAAGATACTCTGTTCTAGCATCCTTATCCTTCTCATTCTTAAGAATTGCAAACATAAACTCTGTAGGATAATAAAATTTTAGCCATGCTGTCCAATAAGAAAGCATTGAATAGGCTACAGCGTGAGACTTGTTAAACGAATAACCTGCGTGAGCCTCAAAGTCATGCCATAGGTTTTGTGCTTGGAAAGGACTCATATATGCTGATGCATTAGAGACAAACTTATCTTTGAACTGATCAAACTCAGTTGCATCCTTTTTCTTTCCAATAATCTTTCGCACCTTGTCTGCTTCTGCCATTGTCATTCCACCAAGGGTTGTGCAAGCCTGCATGACCTGCTCCTGATAAAGAACGCAGCCGTATGTATCTTTAAGGTGCTGGTTCATTAGTGGATGAATATATTCTATAGTGCTCTTGCCATGCTTACGAGCCATATACTCTTTACCAATGGTATTCATTGCCCCTGGCCTGACCAGTGCGTTTGATGCTACTAGCTCCTCAAATGTTCTGACACCCATCTTAACAATAAGATTTGTATATGGCGTTGCCTCACATTGAAAGACTCCCTTTGTGTGACCATCTGAAAGCATTTGATAAACATGCTTATCCTTCATGTCAAGTTCTTTTAGATTGATATCCAATCCATAACGAGACTTGATACTGTTTAGCGTATCATTGATTACTGTTAGTGTCTTTAGACCAAGTGCATCAATTTTAATTAGACCAATATCGGCTGCCTCTTCCATGTCAATTCCAACAACAGGAATCCGCTCCTTAGTGGAGGGGCTTATTCTAGTTTCAAGTGGGGCGTAATTAAAAATGGGTTCCTTGGCTGTAACAATTCCAGCAGCATGAATACCTGTTCCACGAATTCGACCTCTTAGTTGTTCGCCATACTTTTCAACCTCTGGGTACTTATCACGGAACCACTTAGTTGATGATGATCGACAGTAGTCTTCCCATGTATCAACAAGCTTAAGCACTTTGTTAACATCTGGAAGAGGAACGTTAAGGATACGAGAAACGTCACGAACTACACCCTTGTCCTTAAACTGCAAGAATGTTGCAATAGATGCGACATGCTTATATTCCTTCTCAAGATACTCTTTTACCTCGTCACGCCGTGAATCTTGAATGTCTGTATCAATATCTGGAAAGTCATTTCTGTCTGGGTTAATAAATCGAAAGAACAGTAGGCCGTGTTCAATTGGATCTACCTCTGTAATTTCAAGGGCATAGCAGACAAGAGATCCTGCTGCAGAACCACGACCTGGACCAATTAGAATACCCTGACTCTTTGCCCAAGCAATCATATTATGAACGACAAGGAAGTATGGAGCAAAATCTTTATCTTGAATAACCTCTAACTCTTCTTTGATACGATCAAGGTATTCCTCTTTTTTGTCTAAGCCTCTAAGCTTTAGACCAGCCATTACTAGGCTACGCAATTCTTTTTGAGGATGATCTACCTTTATTGGTAGAAGGTTTAGATTGCTCTTGATTTCATATTCTTCTACCTTGTCTGCAATCTCAAGGGTATTGGTATAGATGCTTTCATCTGTGACACCCTCTGCATCCATAGCACTCTTCATTTCATCATAGGAAAGAAGGTGGATATCAAATGATCTAAAACTCATCATTCTGTCTGCACCATATAGGTAGTCAAGTCTTTCCATCATATCTTTGTATGATGTTGACTTCTCATATGAAACATCTTTCTGAAGCTTTGCATGTGTGTTAAGAGCAAGCATCATCTCTTGCACTACCTTTTGATCTGGTGTGCAATGATGACAGTCTGGAGTAGTAATGCACTTTGCTCCTGCTTCTTGAGCAAGATTATAAAGCTCTATATTCATGCCAGCAGCATTGTGTGGCATAAGTTCTACATAAAAATCGTCTTCAAATCTATCTTTAAACCATTTAATGTGTTGCTTTGCTACTGCATACTCGTCCAACTCAATAGCTTTATTAATGAGACCAGACATGCAGGCAGTGGATACTATAAGACCTTCGCCATACCTATCAAGAACTTCAAAGTCTATGCGTGGTTTCCTATAGTATCCCTCTGTCCAGCCTATCTCGTTCAGCTTGTTCAAGTTCTGTAAACCAATTTGATTCTTGGCAAGGATTACAATATGATTATAGATAAGGTCAAGGGGGTTTTCCCTTTCATTCTTATCTCGTTTATCAAATCTATCAGCGGTAATATAACCTTCGATACCAAGGATTGGCTTTATACCCTGCTCTTTTGCAGCACGATACATAGGTCTGTGACCAGACAGCACCCCATGGTCTGTAATTGCAATGGCAGGCATCTCTAGGGTTTTTGCACGAAATGCATACTCCTCTGGAGTTGATACACCATCCATTAGACTAAAATGGGAATGAACATGAAGCGGAACGTAATTCAAGTTATTACCAATCCACACTAGTAGATGTAGTGGGATCGTCAAAACCTAAATAAAATGACTCTTGATCGGCGTAAGGAACCTTTCTAATCGCAGATTCCAATGGTAGTACTTCGTGGCCCGACCAGTCAAACTCTTCCGTATCTGTTGCTCCTGGAATAAGAATATAGTTTGTCTCTGTTCCTTTTCCATTTCTTTTTAGCTTCCATACCATATTCGTAATGCCTTCTGATTCCATAGCATATTCACGAACAGTACTAAATGTTGCAGACTTTGCAACACCCATGCTCCATACGGCTATATATGGATCTTCCATTCCGTCATCAACTAAAACATTGATGTAGAATCTTAGACGACCAGCCCAGCCAGCCTTGGGGTCTTTACGGTGCATCTCTTCTGCCCAGTCACGACCTTCTGAATCCATAGTATCTAGAGCCTTACGGCGATAGTCCTTTGGATTTGTGTGCTCTTTGACTACAATGGCTAGGCCATTCTTTTCGTTGTAGTGCTTAGAGTCTTCATCAAGTTCATTAACAAACCTGATCTTTACGCTCTGACCATCTTCTAGCTTTAGCCAGCGTACTCGTGGTCCTGATGCTGAATTTCCACGAGGCTTGTCTAGTGCCTCATTAATGTCTTTGAGACCTTTAATTATACTCATTTTTATTCTCCTTATATAGTAGTTGCTACTGTAAAATGTAGCTTATTTCATCGTCAAACTCTGAGACAAACTCTGATATTCTTTTATCATCCATGTCAGAAACATCTTTAACATCAGATGGTAGGTTTCCTATCACAAGTGAATGACCAAAGGATGACTTCATCTTTTCCTGCATACCCTTGCCAGCCTCATCATTGTCGGATATTAGTATTATACTATTAAAATACTTTTTAAGCAACTCTTTCTGTCGCTTATTTACAGATGCCCCTAATGTGGCAACCGCATGAGCACCTACCTGCTCAAGTCTTATTGCATCAAATGATGACTCAACTACAAAAACTTTATCATATCTCTTAGCTCTTGATATGTTAAACATTGTCTTACTTCTTGGAAGCCCTGGACTATTCTTGAAGTCTTTTCCTTCAATTGACCTAGCAACAAAGCCGACTAGCATTCCATCTGGAGCCTGTATTGGAATGGTTATCATATCTTGCTTTTCAGAATAGCCAATGAGGTACTTTTCTACGCTTGCCTTCTGTATTCCCCTACCCTTTAAATAACCTGCAGCCCTTGAAGAAGACAGCGCATTTTTATTCAAAGCGTTTATTAATTCACTATTAAATTCAATAAACTCATCTTCTTTGTCAAGTATCTTTGACAGGTCATCAAGGATGTTTGACTCTTGTTGCTTTGAATGTATCATTCTTGCTGCTTCAAAAAAGCTTCTCTTTGTTGCAAACATTACGAACTCTGTTAGTGATTTAGATTCTTGACATCCAAAGCAGTAGAATTGTCCTGTCTCTTTGGATACTTCTGCTGCTGGAGTTCTATGATTATTGTGATAGGGGCAGTATATAATAAAATCAGTCTCTACTTCGTACTCTACATTTACTCCACTGGAGAGTAGTACTCGTTTGACTTGTTCTTCTGAGTAGGTAACAAAATCGCTTTGTTTTTGTCTATCCCTGATAAGCACTGAGCTTTCCTCTTTCCAACGAATACTCCATAAACTGATAGTAGAAATTTAAAACCTTTGCCAGTATACTCTACTGTAAAGTCTGGGTCAATATCATATCTGATAACATATCCTTTATGCTTCATCATAAATTTTAAAAGATCTATGTATTGTTCTTTTATTCTTGGTATGGCTGCTTCATCATAAATCTCACCATCTATCTGAAATCTTTTTATATTCTTATGTGAGACTGCCATGCATTAATTATACTATTTTAATTTATTAAAGATCTTCCATATCTTTATACAAGAATCTTCCACTATCAAAGTCAATTTGAACTAGGAATTCTCCTAAATACCCGTGACGATTCTTCCTAAAGACGCACTCAAGAATATCTGAGGAGGGTTGGCGACCAAGAGCAAGAACCCAATCAGCATCATATGCTAGTTGCTTAGACCATGCTACTTGACCAAGCGCAGGAACAGTATTCATGTTTGTGGCATCATCTGGTGTAGCAGAAGCAATTGCAACAATAGGAACCTGCTCACTAATAGCAAGAATCTTTAGCTCACGACTAATGTTTTTAATTTTAACAGTTTCGTTATCAGTTGGACTATTTGATTGCATAAGCTGAATGTAGTCTACAAATACAATGTCTGGAGAGTACTGGTCAATCTTTCCTCGTAGTACTGCTGGACTTACTTCTCCAAGGCCATCATTAGAAACAATTTGGAAAGAAGGCATGTTCTTTAGGTATGTGCTTCCCCACCGCTCAAACTCTTCAATATCAACATCTCCAGCACTCATCTTTCGATGAGAGAACCTTCCATCTGCCATGATAGTGTAAACACGATTACGAACTTCGCTTTCAGTCATTTCTAGAGAAACCACAAGTGGCTTTTTCCCATTCTTCCATGCCTGAACAGCCATAAACAATGCTAGCCAAGATTTACCAATTGCAGGGTATGCAAGAAGAATACCAAACTGACCTGGCATAATCCCTGCTGGAAGATAGTTGTCAAAGCCAGCAAGACCTGTCTTGATTCCATGAGACCCTAGCCTTGCCATTTCCTCTATGTGCTTAAAGTATTCAATAGCACCTTCAAGATCAACTGCATCAATGTCACGAATTTCAGCAGTAGTTCTTTTTAGCTCTGATGTTTTTGATATAAGTTTATCCAGAGCATCCACTGGCTTGTTATCATTAAGCAATGCTGCACTAGACTTAAGAATATCTTTAAGAGAGAAATCAAGAACACTTGACCTTAACTCATCAAGGTGATGCTTAGTTGCCCCCACCTCTCCAATAGGCTCAAAGTCTCTAAACTTTTCTACTACCAAAGACACTGGTGGCAGCGTGGTATTTTGTTCAGCATAGTCACGAACAAAGTGCCATATATCTTTATGCGTTCTAAACAAAGAGTCTGGGTTTGCTTGCAACAGAACATGAATCTGCTTATCATTAAGTACAGCAGATAGTACCTTTGCCTCTAGATCTTGCATTAACTCTCCAACCACTTTTTTGCGCCAGCCCTAAGCTTTTTACGCAATTCCCTGTCTTCATTGTCTTGTCGTCTAGATTGTATTACTTTTTCAGAGTTATAAGAAAACCATGTCCAATCTGGACTTGCAGATACAGAAAAATAATACTCTATTGCTTCTACGCATTGATCATATCCATATGAATCAATCATTGCATCGGCAGCCCATTGCTGAGAAAAAAGATTAATATCTTGATTCTTGCCTGACTCCTGAAGCTTTTTCTTGAACTTATCCATAAGTGCAAAACGCAGCTTCTTATCAGCCATTATGACTCGTCAAGTTCCTTCTTGGCATCAGATACTTTCTGAATGACCTGAGCCTCAACAAAATTATATACCCTGTCCATCGCGGCTTCTTTTTCTTCACCTTCACGAACAAAGTCTGTGCATCCAAGATCTACACGCAAACTCTGAAAATTTCCAAGGTTTAGTGTGTACCCAAGATTAACCGTAACGCTTGTGCTATTTGACATATTTACTCCTAATAGGTATCTTCCTGCCATACAGGAATGAATCGACCATCTTCTGTTTTTGCGTAAAGCATTAGTGCATCACCCATCTTACCACGCAGCTCTTGCTCTGTCAATACATGATTGTTTGTTATCTTTCCATCTTTTCTTGGTCTTCCTCTATGCAAGGAACCCATGACTCTTCTAATTTCAAAAACATCATCTTCTGAGTAGTAAGATTTTTTTGTAAACATTCTCTCACCACCAGGAAGGATGCCCATAGGGGGTCTAATAAGACCTCTATGGATATATCTGTACAACTGCATGTTACTTCTATTTAAAAGCCTTGAGGTGTTTGAAAATGTATAAGCTCTTTTACGATGTTTCTTAAAATCAGAAAGCAACATTGTCTGCTCTTTTGCTTCGGTTATATTATATAGATAGACGATATTTGATCCACGGTTTGATGTTATCATACGCATTAGGTTTTTGTCAAGAAAAAATATAACTGCGCTAGCTTTTATGACCCGTTGATTATTATCGTCCTGGCCTTCTCTGCTTCTTCTAACCATTGAATTGAATTCCCAAACTTAGATGGTGGATGGAACATCTTTCTAAATCCACAATTTATACAAAAAATTTCTAGATGGTCATGTGAGCTATGAACCCGATCAACAAAAACTTTTCCCCTGCATTTTTTACAACTTAAAGAATTACTCATTTAGAGAAATTATATCACAGGGATTACAATATGGAGAACCCAACAGCGATAAGATTAACAAAGATATTTAAAGTACCACCAGTATTGAAAGTTACCCTGAAGGTACAACTTGATGTTGAGATGTTTTTTAATACAACAACTGCGTCATCTCCAACACTAGAGGAGGCTCCAGAAACAATTGTAGCTGTTACGACTGGGTTGCCACTAAAGGGAGGGTAATCGACTGTGTAGTCTACAACGTCCCCATCTGTCTTCTTTGTACTAGAAAAGACATTGACAGTCTTAGCAAAAATTTTTATATCTGCTGTTTTTGTGTTTAGGTCATTGACAGTAGAAAAGGCTGAACTTCTATCCCCTACTAAAGTAGTAAGCTGATTAACTTGTCCAGCTATCTGAGATATATAATCTACATCTAATGGCTGACCTCTATTTGGTGTTGCTAATATTCCCACAAAATCTCCTCGTTAAATTATATCATGGAACAAAAACAATGTTGTCAGTAGCAAACAAAACAGATCCACTTACCTTTTCTACAACATTTGGATACCCGCCAATTTCTGGAGGTTTTATAAAATTAATATTTGATCCAGGGGTATAAACGCTAAAGTTAAAAGAACTATCTATTCTTGATACCTTTTTTATTCCTGAAAATAAAGAGTAGTCAATTTCTGATCCGTAAGTAATTTGATTGTTAAAACTTATATTAACATAATCTCCAACAGATAGGGAGTGTGATCTTGCTAAAAAGTATTGGAGGTAGTTGCTAGTTCTGCTTACGCCATCTATATTAATTGGTGTATTTGAAACAATAGGGTACTCTGGAAGTTTTACCATTAGTTGCAATCCATAATAGGAAAGGCTATTAAATGACACAAGATCCATAGGTTTTTTTGCTATGGTTAAAGAGTTAGTGCTTTTTCTTCCTAGATATTGAATTGCATCATAAGAATATAATGTTGCAAAAGTTCCTTCTGTTATAGTTTTTAAAATATATCTAACATAAACATCAAAGTTTTGATTGATGTCGGAACTATACCAAAAGGCATCTACCCTATTATTTCCTTGTGAATAAGCATTATAAGATGCTGAAGCAGAAGAAAAGTTTATCTGCTCTAGTGCTCTCTTAACCTCACCAATTACTGACCAATCAGAATATAAGTTTTTATTTCTATTTAAAACTCTATATCTTAATTTGTTAGTTAAGGCTGTAGAAAGGTCTGGCAAATCAGATTTTGAAATAACGACCTTAGCCATTAGACAATGTTCACCCCAAACCTATATTCTATGTACCCTTGAGAGTTTTCTGTTTTTTCAATTGGTTGAGCAGCGTCATAAGAGTTTTTTAATTTTGAATAAGCAACCATCCCATATAGTGGATTCTCTGTGTTTTCATTGTCTAATCTTATTCCATCAAAAGCTACATAAGATCCGTCGTAGTTGGAAGCACTGTTTAGTGTCTGAGCATAAATTTTTAATCCGTCAACACGAGCCCAACTAAAATCTGCTCCTGTACTAAAGTCTTTAATTTGTTTTGAAATAACAACATATCTTGATGCAGATAGTTCACCAGAGGTTAGGAGCTCTGTTGCTGTTGCAATCTGACCACTTATACTGTCAAGGAAATCAAATCTTAATCTAGTTTTTGCAGGAGGACTTTCTGCATCTATATTTTTAGATAATACGCTTAGCGCAAACTTTATATAATCCTCTGGAGAGTTTTTGCTAGCATTCAATCTTAATGACGTAGTAAAAATATGTTTTTGTACACCAGAGAACTCCATGGAGTCGTTGGAAAAAGTTGTCATATTTCCTGGAACAACTAGGCATCTATCATAAAGTCTGGAGTTTTCATATCTAGTTTTTCTTTCATAAAAAGTAAAAGCTTCATTGTTAGAATTAATGAATAATGCATAAGCAGCAGAACCCGTTACTGGATCTAGAAATGTTGCAGAGCTAACGTTTCCAGATGTGTCTGCAATGCTATCTGTTACAAGACTTATTGCGTTATCACTTTCTACTAATGATGCAGAAACATTTTTATAAACCCACCCTTCTGTTGTTAAAAAACCCGAAAGAATTCTGCTATCGTAGTTAAGGGCTAAGCTATTGTTTGAGGATGGATATAGGGCAATCTCAGTCATTTGATACCTTTGGTCTGATGGTAGTTGACCTTTAAAAACAATTCTTTCTCTATCGTATGATGCTGTTCCTGTGTCAGAAGCACTAGCACTCCAGCTTGCTGGGGTAGCCGATGCAGAAGTAAATGTTTGAGAATAGGTTATTTGATTTGATGTTGTAGTATCAACTACATAAATGCCTTCTTTAATATCGTTTGAAGTATTGGAGAGGCTAAAATCTATGGTTACTGAATCCCCCAACTTCATACCGTGGGGTCCAGCTAAATCAACTGTAACTACGCCATTGGTTTGTTGCCAGGAATCTATGTCAATAACAATGTTGTCACTAACTAGTCCACGAGAAGTCACTGGAATCCTAAAAGCCTCAAAATCCATTGATTGTTTTGTAGTGGATGACTGATCTGTCTCGTCTAAATCTAAAGGAGTGGCTCCAACTCCTACTGAGATATAAGCTGCATACTCAGGAGACTGCCCCAAAAGATATTTAGTTATGATATTGTTTCCCTTATTAGTAATCATTTTCCCTCACACTATTAATTTTACCATCTGTTTCAATTTGTAGTTCAACAAATTCTGTTTCTTTTATATTTTCAAATTCAATTACAAGGTTGTCTCCATCAAAATAAACGTTTGTCAAAAGGTTGCTTGGTGGAAGTAGTTCATTGCTTGAGTAGAATTTATCTTGAGGTATTTTGCTAACTAATTTAATTGAAAACTGATCAAAGATGGATTTGTAAGATGCCTTGTTTGTAAGTATAAATGATGGGTCAAAATCAATTGCTATCTTTTTTAAGTTTATTATTGTAGAGTATGACAAGTTTATTCCAGAGATAGTGTCGTGCCTTACTAGGTTTATTAAACTTGTTCCCCCAATCTCTTGAAAAAGAAATTGTTCTATTTCTGCTACGCTCACAGATTGAGAGCTTATGTTTACAATATCTCTTGATGGAATTTTTATTGCATCTGTCATATTATTTCAACCACCTTAATTGATTGGCCTGGGCCGTCCAAGGATCTTGAATATGATATATCCTGAACGACAAACCTAGTCTCTGGATCAACATATTCTATTTCACCTGGCATCATATAGTCTATTGTAACAATATCTCCAAGTTGCAAATGGGGCATTGGAAAGGTATTGATAACTATTTCTCTTCTGGGTTCCATAGTCTTCTCTATTAACCATCCCATTAAACTATTTGCATCATCTTCTGATTGAATATACATAGACTCTAAGCTAAACTCTTTTAGCCCGTACCTAGATCTGCTTGCTTTAATTTTATTATATTTTTGTAGACTAATGTTGGGAGAAGTGATTTCATTACCTTGGTAAGAGGGGTCTGAAAAATTAGAAAGTTTATTAAAGTATTTATCTACAGATAAAACTTGTGTTGTATTCTGAGTAAAAGTTATTCCTAAGATTCTTAAATAATTTCCTGTAGTTTCGTCTAAGACAATTGCCTTGTCTGATGAATTAAAGACCAAAAACTCAGATTCATAAGCCCCTCCGTAAAATTTAGAAACTGTGTATCCTCTGTCATTAGAAAATGTTCTAGCAATTTTTGAATAAAAGGAGGGGTAGGCTAAGTCATACTTAATGTTAAAGTGAGCACACTCTCTCATAATTGTTCCAAACTCCTCAAAATAAACTTTGTATTGAGTGTTTGTGTCTGGACTAATGCCTGTTAAATATGTTGATTGAACCATTCCAGAAATGGCATATTTTCTAAGAAATTCGCTAGTAGATATTCCATTTTCATCAAAGACGTTGTTGGCTTGAGATATTTGACTATTTGTATTTTTAGCAACAAGATCATCTAGTGCATACATGTTTTCAAACATGCAGTGAGAGCTTCCTCTAACAAATAGAGCCATGGATGTGTTGATAGGCAATGGATTTGTGTCATTAACTATTTGAATAAGTATGTTATTTATGTATAAGTAAAATTTTATTCCCCCTCCGCTTAATGATTCGTATTCAACAGACAAGTCATAAACTGTAGACTCTTCAGTGGTAGCAATCCTATCTTGACCGACAAAGAATCCAGAGTCAACAAGGATGTTTGACAAGCCTCCCCAAAGTTTTATTGGAGTGGCTGGAGAGCTAGCAGTATCTCCAACTTTTACATTTTTATTTACTTTGTAAAATATTATATTATGCAGTGTTGAATTTACTTCTTCAGAATCATCTGATTGAATATAGCTGTCTATGTTTGTTTCATTTAGTGATGCAATCTCAAAATAATACCCGCTACCATTGGTTGGGTCTACCATAATACCCATTCCTCCAGAACTTGCATTAACACCAAATGAGCTTGGATTACTTGGTGATTGCAAAGAAAAATAATTACTTGATCCATTTGAAATTTGACCAGAGTTTCTATTGACTTTTCCAACAATCCTCATTCTAGTTCCAAAACTTCTAAAAGAAAAATTACTAGACAGGTCTTTATAAACATAAGAAACAAAATCTCTGGGGCTGGGAACAATTGGGTCTGATGCTGGTCCAGTAATAACGAGTGCAGAGGATTGAACTGTTCCAGATTTTGTCACCAAAAGATTGTTTACTTCTCCATCAGAAAAAACTTTTGAAGACATAAAGTTTTTTATTATTCCATTTCTTTTAGACTTTCTGGCAACAGTATTTATTTCTGGTAACTCAACTCTCTGTGTGGTGCTTATTGCTGGGTTGACTATGCTTGCTGTAGGCTTGTTAGAAAAAATAAGATCTGAGTACATTTTTAAACCATAGGTATTATTATTGTCTGACCAATAAGGATTGAGACCTGCGGAATGGGAAGTTATTTCTGTTCCAAACTGGTTTCTTCCATGAACCCTTACATTTCCATTCTTTAATATTGCAGACTCATTTACATTTTCATAATATGGCTCAGAGTATATTCTTACCCTACCCGTTGGAAACATCTTTCCATTAAAAGCTAGGCTGCCAAAGTACTTCTGATACTCTTGGTTGCTTGATATCCAAACCACTGGTTCAGCGGAAGATGGGACAGAGTATTCAACAGCATCAAATCTAATAATTTCTCCATTGGCGTATAAATAACCTTGAAATCTTGGAAGCCAGTAAACGCTTTCTCCAAAATCAATAACGTTATTAACCACTTGACGATTTGCAACATAAGGAGCACTTGCACTAATTGGGTTGTTTAATGCCATGGCTCCCAGGGCGTAGCCACTTGAGACCTTGTTAGCTTCGTTAATAGTCTTGGTTTCATCAGTTGCTGCAACCTCCCACAAAAGAACTGGCTTATATTTATAAACTCTTTCAGAATCTAGTTTTAACATTGAAGATAGGCTAGAAACTTCTCTCTGAATGTATCTAATGGTATACATGATTTGTCCACTATTAATAATTCTTGTTTGATTATCTGAGATTGATTCAATGTTTGCAATCGTGTCATCGTTACCCAAAAGAACCATGTCGGTTTCTCTGTCGGTAGCATCTGGGAATAAAAACTCTTTTGACATAACAATAAAATTATTGTATTCATCAAAGAACATTGCAGTTTGTGTAGCAACAGCCAGTCTTTGTAAGATCTCTGCAACGCTTACATTTGGTTCTACAAAAAAGAACGGAAGGATGGGGTCGTTTGCTGATGTAATATTTCTAAAAGAGTAATTACTAAATCCTATATAATCTAGCATTGTAGATATGGCATAAGTTAGGGTAGTTTCTTGGGTAAGAACACTTGGAGCATTTGTTGTTTCTAATCTAAAAAACAGATCCCTTAAGGGAATAGATATTGTTGAGTCTCCCCCAGATGGTCTTGGAAATTCTTCTGCATAAAAAGTTTTAATAGGAACATATTTATCATAGCCATTTACATTTAGGATTGTTTCGTATATAACAAACTTAGTGTTTTGTCTTGCGTATTCAGATACAAGGCTTCCCGTCAAGCCATTAAAAACATTAGCTTCTGTAAAAATGTTATTAAAGTTTGCAATGCTAATTGCTCCATTTGAAACTGAAAGAGATCCTACAGGAAGGCCCATGCTTTGATTTGCAATAGACTTTGTTATATCAAAGGACTCTGTATAATTTGAAAGGTCTACTACTAGTCTGGGAGATATTTCTATAACATCTAGTGAAGAATCTGAAGAGTTCATTGTTTTTACAACTACTCTAATCCCTCTTATTTGTTCAAACTCTGTAAAAAAATTCTCTCCATTAACTGTGTAGTAGATTGGATCTGATGGCTCTGTTACTGTTCCATTAGTCTTAACGATAGTTTCTTCATATAAGGACCATCCATAACTAACACTAGAGGTAGTCCATTCTGAACCGTCCCATATTTTTAATACACCTTGTGGGTTTGAGTCATCATCAACAATATATGCATAGCCCACAAGAGATCCCTGGTTGGGAAGCAAGGATGTAGTTGTTCTTCCAAGATAAGTAAATGTTGTAGCAAATCCTATTGGGACTTTGATTCCATAGAAAATTTCTAAGTGACCATCTTTGGGAATTATTGGAGAGTCGTCTAGTCTTAAAGAGTTTTCATTAAACTCAATTGCATCTACCCAAGAGCTTCCCTTTAGTACTTGTATTTTAAATCTTTGTGGAACTGTAGCGTTTGAGTATGCAAAGAGAGGGTCTTCAATTACTAAATCCCCTGAAGTTCTCATGCTGCCAAGGTTAACTGATCCTACGTTTGTTTGAATCTTTACAACAATTCTATTTGCATTTACAGGATTCTTATAAACAATAAATGGACAGGCATCATCAATACCATACCCATCTATCCCGATAGCAGCGGGAGTTGAAATTCCTCTCTCTGTTCCATTTTCTGTTCTGTAAGAACTCCAATATTTAAAGTAATCATTACGAGAGGGCATGTAGTATCTTGGCCTATCGCCAGATCTAACATTGTCAATATATGATCCCGCTAAAAATCTTGCTTTATTTATTCCAGACCTTGGTCTAAATGGAAGAAGGCAGTCTCCCAGAGAGTAGTACAAGTCTTTTGTTTTATCTACAACAGAAAAATTTTCATCTTCAGTATCTGAGTACTCTTTGTATGAAAGCTCAGCTTCTGTATAGTAGTCTCCAGTATCAAACTCATCGTATGTAGATATTGCTTCCAGGAACTTTGCTTCTGTCCCAAATGGGCGGTAGCGATAGTTTCCAACTCTAGAAACATTATCTAAATCATTTAAATTAAACTCAGCTAAGATAAGAGAGGATATCTTTAATGAGTGACTATTGGAAAACGCATCTTGTAGGTCTGAGTCCTCAAACATTAAACTTCCTCAAGACTAACAGATATGTCCCACATGTCATAATTTGTTCCGCCACGTTTAATTACGTCATGGTCAAATGAGGAAAAGAATACCTGTAAAACTTGATTATATTCTGCTAAATGACCATAGGTATTTTCAGTAAACTCATTGTATTTATCATATGCAAGAAGGATATAAAACGATCCTGTATGATTTTCATACCAATTTACAATGTCTACGCCTCCAGCTCCTAAGTCTGCTGTGAAATCTTCTACATTGTTGGTCAATACGCCAAGATCAGAAAATGTTGCAGATGCGGAAAATGCACGGGAAGGCAAAAGATTCCATGAAAAAGAAAGTCTCTGTTTATCTGCTATGTGATAAGATCTCATTGTTCCATTAATCATTCTCTTTTTGCTTTCTATTCTTTCGCAAGATATAGAAAGCTCTGATCTATTGTGATCAGAAAGAATTATAAAATCTTCAAATTCTGTACCAGTTGGAACAAATTTGCCATTGCTTTTTTCATATGCATCAGCCCATACAATTGCTTGGGGTCTTGAATAAGCAGATCTTCCAGCCATATATAAACTATTAGCCACGGATGTTATTACTCCTTATACCTTTATTTTCAGTCATTTTAATCTTTTGCATTACGGCGTTTGCTACATCATTTGCATCCATGTCGGAGCCATTTAACGTTACGTTTACATTATAATTATACATTGATCCAGACTTTTCTGTTTTATTAGAAGAATTGAAAGAGTTAGTTTTCATAGTTGGGAAAACTTTTTGATTAATCATGGCACGAAAATCATTTAGTTTATCTGCGTTGAATCTGTTTGGCTCAACGGCTAAGCGTGCTCTATCTTTTTTATTTTGATTATTTATCGCAAAAATTTTATCCAAAGCATCTTTTAATGAAGAAGCATCTTTATCATTAGGCACAGGCATTATGCTTACGTCTGGTTTTCTAGGCATGGGCATTATGCTTGCGTCTGGTTTTCTAGGCATGGGCTGTATTCTAAAAATAGGCTCAAGACCTGAACGTAACCTATCTTCTTTATTCATTACTGGCTGTATCAACCGTTGTGTGTACTCGTATGGATTTTTATTAATTTTATTTAATCCTCCGCGAGCAGCATTCTGAACAGCATCCTTTAATGAAGAGGAAGATTTCTTTTCAGTTATCCTCATCATATCCATATCTCTTTTTCTACGAGCATATTCATCATTGTTTTTATCAAAATTTTCTTTTGGAAAAACCTGTCCATTCAAAGATTTTAATAAAGGTCCATATTGTTCTGCAACTCTTTTTCTTACAACAAATTCCCCTGGGGTGAGGAGGGCTGGAACCTTGTCTGTCATGCCTCTTCCAGGAACAGTAGATCCATATGCATATTTCTTTGCTGATCCTCCATACATCATTCCTGGAGCACGTTCTGTAGATCCTTTATAATTTACCATTCCACCCATAGCATAATTAGAAATAAAACCACCAAAGGCTCTGCGTGCCGCAGAGTTTGCTCTTAGTGCTGCTGCATTTTGTGCTGCTCTTTGTGCATCTGCTGCTCTTTGTGCATCTGCTGCTCTTTGTCTTTCTGCTGCTGCTGCTCTGGCGATTGCCTGTCTTGTTGCTTCTGCTCTTGCCGCCGCTGCCGCTGCTTGTGCTGCTCTTTCTCTTTCTGCTGCTGCTTTTGCTCTGTCTTGTGCTGCTCCTGCATCTATTGCTCTTTGTCTTTCTGCTGCTGCTGCTGCTGTATTTGCTGCTGCTTTTGCTCTGTCTTGTGCTGCTCCTGCATCTATTGCTCTTTGTCTTTCTGCTGCTGCTGCTGCTGCTTGAAGCCTTGCTGCTTCTGCTTTTTGTGCTGGCGATAGTCCTGATGCTGGTGCTGGTGGTCCTGGTGGTCCTACTGGTGGTGTATTAACAGAATTCGATCCCCCGCCACCGCTACCGCCGAGGTGCCCGCCACCAATGGTTAGGGCTGGACCAGCTGGATTTAAAAGCATCCCGCTTTGACCAATAGGGTAAGGGTCGGGTGCTGGCTGTGCTGGTGCTGCTTTTTTCTCCTCATCATTAGGTCCTAAAATAATGTTGTTTAAACGTGACTCTTCCTCTTTAGCTAGCTTTAGCAAACGAATAAGATTTTCCATTTCAATAGCTGCACTACTATATTTTCCTTTAAGTTTATCTGCTTCAACATTTATCATACCTTGCAATTTATATATTTCATTTTCAGCAGGTAGTATTTTAGTACTCTGAATTGTATAAATATCATCCTGAATCGCTCTTTGTCTCATCTGAAGATCTTCAATATCTTGATTAATCTTTTTCTTTTGTTTTTCTATTTCAAGAATTTGATTTTGAATATTTTTAATTGCAAGGTCTTTTTGTGATTCAAGGGCTGATCTGGCTTCTTCTCTGCTTTGTCTGGCAAGTTCTTGTGACATTCCCAAAACACCTTGGGCTGCAGCAGCAACGTCACCACGGGAAAGGGCTTGAGCAACATCAAGTTGCCCCTGCTTAAGCTTTGCAATATTTTCTTCTTTTCTATACACTTCATCAAGGGCTTCAATTTGAGCATCATATGCTTCAGAAGTTTTATCAGATAATTCTTGAAGTTTTTCAATTTGATCATCAAGAGGTTCAAGTTCTCTTTGTTTAAGCTCGATGGTTCTACCAATTGCATCAATCTCTTGTTGCTTTACCCTGACAAGTTTTTGTTGCCCATCAATAATTTTTTGTTGAACTTCAACCTGATCTTCAAGTGGTCTTATCAAGTTAATCTCTTCGATTTGACGATTTAGATCATTTATTTCCATAAGGTTGTCGCGTTTTTCTTGTTCAAGTCTGCCTGGATCTCTAGCATATTCTGCTGCTTTTAATTTATTATAAGCATCTGTAAAGAGTTCTACCTTTCCAGTAGCATCCCCTGCTTTTAATCCCGCTGCTGCCAGTGCGGTAGCTAACTCTGGAGTTTTTCCTTCATTAATAAAACCTAGTTCTGCAACTAATAATGATGTTTGAGTTTTCATGTCAACCATAGACCCTGAAATCTTTTGAGCTTGATTTATTATAGGAGCATCTCTTTCTGCTGCTTCCCTCTCTCCTTTAAAAGCTTCTAATTCTTTATTAATCTCCCTTTTTTCTTTTTTACTTGTTCCTTTATCTTTTAGTTTTCTTCTTAGCTGTTGGGCATAAAGAAGATCTTCATCAGAAATAAGTTGTCTAATAGCATCTATGTCGTCTGCATACATACCCTTGTTTGCTAGTTGTTTATTATATTTTGAGGAGAGAGCAGTTTTTTTAGATTCTTTAACTAATGCTTGTGGAGTTAATGCTGCCATTGCTGCGGCGTCTGAAATCTTTGTTTTTTCATAATCAGCATATGCTGCCCTGACTTTTTCAAGTCCACCCTTGATAAGTTTTAATCCAGCCTTTCCTTGAGACCTTAAATATTCTAAAAATTCAGGTGCAAATGGGCCAGCTATAAAGTTTTTAAATCCTTTTTCATTTTGAAGATTTGATATACCTTTAAAGGTTTCCCCTGATAATTTTGCTTGTTCTTTAAGTTGTTGGGCTATTGATTTTTCTCCACTGCCACTACTACCTGAGCTAGATCCAGAGCCAGGAATTGGTGCAAGATTTGCCTTTACTGATGCTTCTGCTGTACCTATTTGACTTTGCAAAGATGCAATTCTTTTCAAAATTATTTGTCTTGATTCTGCATCTGTCGCAGTTTTTAGTGCTGCCATTGCACTGTTTAATTGCATAACAAGTGATAAATTTTTAACTTCATATCCCATTCTTATTTCAATCATTTGTTCTTGAACAACTGGATCTAATTTATCAAAGTTTTTAAATTGTTCTCTTAGTCCAGCTATCGCATTTGCTGCTGCTTCTTGTGGAGTTCCTCCTGCTATATTTTTTCCACTATAAGCAACAGCAATATCTATCATTGCTCTTTTTCTAATTTCTGAATTACCACTTTCTAAGTCTTTCATGGCTTTGTTAAGTTTTATAACATTTTTTGATACTTGCTCTGGAGTAAGTGGTTTTCCTTCTGCGTCAAGGGTTAGAAATTCCATTGCTGCAGTCATATTAATATTTGGATTAAGATTTTCAATAATTTTCCATTGATCTTTTAATGTTTTTGCAGCAGCACCAAACTTTAATAAATCTGCTGGGTCTGTTGTGTCAATTTTCAAACCTTTTATCATTTCATCTGGCAAAGACATAATATCTTCTTGTGCTATTGTTAACTTTGTAATTGATGAAATCATTTCTGCTGGAGTATTTTCTCCTTCAGTTTGAATTACATATCTAATTACTCTTTCAGCTACCCCACCTTCTGCTGCTCTGGCAAAAGCTTTGTTGATTTTTTCTGATCCATCTACTTCTCTAACTGCTTTTCCATAGGCATCACTTTTTTGAATTGCGACTGCCTGCTCTACTCCAACTGATCCTGAAAGAGATTGAAGTCCGAATGCAATGTCTGTTCGTCTTCTTTCTTGTTCTTCAGGAGAAATAATATTTCTTCCTGTATCTCCAGTCTGTATTCCAGCAGATTTAAGTGTTTCTATACCAGTTTTTAGAAGATTTTGTGGTAAGGATGCAATATAATTTTCAATTAAAGCTGTATTTCCTCCAGCTGCTTCAAATTCCTTACCTATTGTAACAACATCACTTGACTGTCCCTTTGTAATTCCTGGAATATTTTGTGCAAACGTAATAAATTGTGCAGTAGCAATACTTGCTCCATCTCGCAATGCCTTAAGTGCATCAACGTTGTACATAATTTCTTGACCAAATTGAGCAGCTTGTTCAGCAGTCATGTCTCCAGCAAGTACGGATGCTTTAATTGCCTCATTTAGTCCCTCAAGATCGACCTCTCTTGCAAGATCTTGTGCTTCTTTTGATTCTTCAACTAAGGAGGTTTGTTGTGTAGAATCAAGTTCACCAAAAGATTTATCAAATCGTACATCTGCTTGTTGCTTAACAAATTCTTTTTGATAAGCTGATTGTGAGGGCGTTATTGCATCTACCATCCCCAATGCCGCCCCCACTAGGTTTCCACTAAGTAGGCTTAATGCAGGCCTCAAATAATCTTTTGATTCGCTAAAGCCAAGGGAAGATGTTCCAATGTTTGTTGAATTAGTAATTGCACCTACCTGATCTTCTGTATAGCCTGCTGCAACCATTTGTTGATCCAGAGCTTGTCTTGCGGCACCTTGTTCAGCAGCATTGCTAACAGATTTTTTAATAACATTTGTGTATTGTTCTTGAGCCGTTCTTGCTTCTGTTATTGCAGTATGATATTCGTTCCAACCAATTGTTCCTTCTGCGTATTGCTGTTCGGCAACTCCAATTACATTTCCATAATCTTGAATTATTTGTGTGGCTGCCCCTATAGCTCTACCAGCGGCTTCATTTGAAAGGCTTGCTTCCCCAGATGATGCTGCAAGTTTTGCAAGAGAACCATCGGCATCAACTGCCGCTTTACGCATATCAGCAATTTCTTTTATAGCAGAAGTTCCAGCTTTTTGTCCTGATATAGATGAAACAGTTTGATTTGAAAGAACAGAGTCTCCAAGTTTTAATCCTACTGCTTTAGCAAAAGTAGTTGCTGCTTTCTGATCCATCATTCCAGATGCTATTGCTGTCTTTAAATAATCTGATAATTTTTGGAATCTTTCAGCAGATGTTGAATTTTGAAGATCTTCAATAAATTTTTGTCCAGCACCAGATTCAAAAACTCCTGAAAATTCATTTGCAATTGTTGCTTCTTCTTCTGAAGAAATTCCCATTACTGCTTTTTGTCTGGCTTGTGCAGGAGTTAGTGTTCCTAAAACTTGAGCCATTGTGTTTAATGCATTTGCAGTACCGCCAATATTTGCTCCAAATTCTGCTGCTTTAACAGCAGCATCATCTACAGTTTTTCTCCAAGCATATAATGCTACTCCTACTACTGCTAAAGATGCCGCTACTATCCCTGCTGGAACCGCAATTGCCGCAAGTGGTGCAAGCATTGGAGCAAGCATTGGTAATGCGCTGGCTACACTGAGGGCCATCCCTCCACCACCTGCAACTGCTGACAGAGTTGCATTTTCTCCAATTGCAGGGATCATTGGGGCCATCATCATTGCGCCACCAATTGCTCCCATTCCCATGCTTATACCCATGCCACGGCCACCCGACATTTTAGTTTTTATCATTCTAGATCTTTTTTTAGCTTCTTTTTTAGACATGGGATCGCTAAAATTTCCATCTTCTTCTTCTACCATATACTCGCCATTACCAAAATCAACAAGGTCACCCTTTGCATACCCTCTGATAGTTCCATTATTGACAGAGCGTAATAAATCTAAATTCTTTCTTGTAGAATCTTTATTGATAACAAATTCACCTGGAGTAAGCATTGCTGGTACTGTATCTTTATTCCCTACACCTGGAACAATAGTTTTTGAAGTTTTTGTTGAATCAAATATCTCTCCACCAATATTTCTCATCTGAGGAAGTATTCCACCCATGCTAAGATTTGATACAACGTTTGGATAGGAGACTTCTCTTCCTCTGCCCCAGTTAACAAAGGCAGCCATGTTTTCGGTTTCATCATGGAGTCGATCTAAAAGAGGCTTTGCTTTTTCAGCAGACATTTCTTTATTAAAAATAGACATTCTTATTTTTTTAATTTCTTCTTTTGCCTTGTCGTATCTTGCTTGAGCTTCTTCTCTTTCTACAATTCTAGTTTTTGGCCTTCCCGTTAGTCTTGCACCTAAAAGGGCAACCTCTTTTTCGTCAAGAATTTCATTACTTGCTGCTGGATTATTTATTCTTTGTTCATCTCTGGGAACAATTCTTCCGCTTACATCAAAGTATTTTTCTCCCTTCTTTATAGAAGTTTTATAAATTGTAGGAATATTTGATTCTTGTAAATCATCAATAATCTTTTGATGACCAGCAATAAATTCTTGATCTCTTTTAATTCTTTCTTCAAGTTTTTTCTTGTTGGCTTTCCAAATAACACCACCAGATGCTTGAATTTCTTCTGGAGTTAGTCTTAAACCTAATGCCCCATTTTCTTGATTAAATGGAGACCATGTTTTCAAAGGGTGTGGACCATCTGGCCCCAAAGATCTTAACCAATCTATATCTCTTTTCATTCCCTGACTTCTTTGAGCAATCTGAAACTTTGAATTATTCATTGTGTCAAAGAGTCTTGAACTTTCCATAAATCTTCCAACACCCTGACCTGTTGACCAACTAGAAACGTCCTTTAGAGTTCTTCCGCTTATTGGGTCAACAGATCCTCTTGTTATATCAATTTTTTTTCTAGATGTAGAGAGTCCTCTTTTTATATTTGCTGGAAGATTTTGTAACATATCATCTCTATTTGATTGATTAATAGATGTTGTCATTCTTGAGAACCATTCAACAATGTTTGCTGGAATTCTGCCTCTTGCTCCTCTTGCTGCATTTGCTGCTAAAGCAATTCCTCCTGCTCCTAGCATCGGAATCATTCCACCGTTATTGTATCCTGTAGATGCTGCAAGTTTTTCAAATTTACCACTTGCCTTTTCTTTAATGGCAGAGTATCCAGTGCCTGTATCTTTTGCAGAAAGAATTTCAAAGCCTTTTTTGTTAAGAAAATGTTTATTTATTTCATCAAAGGTGACATCTTCTGGGTTAGCTTTTCTAACAATTGGAGCAACTATTTCTTGTAAGTCTGCTTTTGCGGGAATTCTTAACCCTGTTGTACTTGGTGTTACAGATTTTCCTAATTTTCTTAATGCATCATTTCTTGCACTAGTTAAAATTGTATCTGTAAAAATTTCTTTTCCATTTTTATTTTTTAGTTCAGCTATTAAACTTGTTAAAAACTGTTCTTTTGAAACACCAGCATTAGTAATTGCTGGACCTAACTCTAATATATTTTTATTTTTCAATATATCATCAATGGCCTGCTCAATACTTATTCTTGTGTTTCCTCTGTTTGCTGCTTGATTTAGTGAAGATGAGAATGTTGCCCAGTCATCAGTAAGTGCTGTGACTGGTATATCAGCATCAAATAATCTTTTAGCAAACTGAGCCCTCTCTCCTGTTCCTCTTAGTCTTATTGCAGCATCGATATCTGATTTAGTTGCTTTTTTTGTTCCAAAATGTGCTTTTTCAGCTCTTAGATTTAAAGATGCTAAATATCCATCTACATCTTCTTTTTTCCAAGCCCTTACAAGTTGGCTAGATATTCCAGGAAGTTTCATTTGTTCGATTCCTAATGAAGTTGCTGCTTCTTGAATTGTTCTTTCAGGTTTTCCTAGAAGTTGAGACAGTTGTTTAGAGGTAAGCCTACCGTTTGCTGAATCTTGAAATGCAACGGAAACTGTTCTTCGTGTTTCACTTGGGGTATCTGATGACCGAATAATTTTTTTTGATCCAGTTGAAAACATTCCAGCAAATTCAGCTGAGTCAGCATTCCAGAACCGACTTGCTTGCTGAACAACCCTTTGAGGATTTGTTGCTCCAAAATATTGCATACCAGGAATTTGTCCACCTTTATTAAATCCTAGAGTCTTTTTCCCTTTATTAATAGAATGTAATAAAGATAGGTTTTCCGCAGTTGCTTGTTTGTTTACTACAAACTCTCCTGGGGTAAGCATTGCTGGAACAGTATCTGTGTTTCCAGAACCTGGAATTGTTCCTCCAGAGTTTCTCCTTATTCTAGGACCACCCCTTCTTCTTCCTGCTTCTGCTCCAGTTGTTGCTGCTCCAGACATAGCAGCACCTGGGGCAACAAATGCAACTTTTGAAAGTTGTGCAGCCTCTGCCATTTGTACAATAAGGGCTGCATATGATCTTGAAAGGCTATCAATTGCTGCGTCTGCTCCTGCTGCTGCTGGAACCTGATCTCTAAGTGCTTGGTTAACTATTCCTGTAGATGTTCCAAGTTGTGTAGAAGCATTTGCTGCATCAAGTTCTGTAAGACTCATATAATTTAAGGCTTGACTGACTGCTTCTATTGATCCTTTTAGTCCCCCTTGTGCAAAGCCTTTAAATGCTACTCCAACAACTAATCCAAACTTTGTAAGTGTTCCCGCTAAGTTCATAAGCAAACCTAAAAACATTGTTCCAGCAGGAATAATAATTCCAGTAATTACTGTGCCAAACCCAATAAACTTTTTAGCAAAATCTGGAAGACTATTAAATTTATCAACAAGGCTTGCAAGAAATCCAAGAACTGGTGTTGCCAGCTCAACAAACATTTCTCCAATTGGGGCTATAGCAAGTTTTAGTCTTTCCATTGCTGCGACAAATTTTGTTGCAGAAGAATCTTCAATAGCACCAAGTTCTTTTGTAGCAGAAGCAGCAAGTTGTGCTGCTGACAATGCAGCAGTATCCATAACTCGTGAAGCTTGAGATCCATCTTTAATAATATTATTAAACAATGCTCCAAGTCTTGCGTACTGGTATTTTCCAAATACTTTTTCAAGTGCTTGTTGTTTTCCAAATTCATCTAGAGTAGCTAATGCTCTAGCAAATCCTTGCACAGTTCCCATAAGATCTCCGCGATTTGCATCAACAATTGCATTAATATTTATACCAAGTTCGCCTAACTTTTCTACTGCTCTATTTGTTGGGTTAATTAAAGATGCAAGACCAGACTTTAATGCGTTTGCTCCTTGAGCAGCAGAAATTCCCCCTTCTTGCATGGCGGCAAGCATTGCAGCCATGTCTTCTACAGATCCACCAAGACCCTTAATAACTGGGGCTACCCTTGGAATAGCTTGTGCAAGATCTTGCAAAGTAACAACTGTTTGGTTTTCTACCATGTTTAAAAAGTTAATGGTTTTTGTTAACTCTTTACTTTGTAAACCAAAGGCTGTTTGCAAAGCAATTGTTGTTTCAAGTGCTTGACTTTGTTCCATTTGACCAAGTGTTGCAAGTCTAGTTGATTCCCTAGTTGCATCAATAAGATCTGCTCCTTGAGAACCAGCAGCGGCAGCTTGAGCAGCCAACCCAATAGTATCTTTTACTGCAATTCCATACTTTGTATATTCTTTTGCTAATTCCTTAATAGCTTCAAGGTTTGCTTCCATCTCTTCTGGTGGCGTAAAAGCATCTCCATAAACTTTTCTAAAGTTAATTGCTTCTGTTTCAATTTCACGAAATACTTTTCCAGATGTTGCTGCAAAAATTGTCAATGGAACAGTAAACCCAACCATAAGCTGACGACCAGCCCACTGAGTATTCTTACCAAAGTTAATCATTGAAGTTGTTGATTGAGAAAGCATCGCTCTGTGAATTGCTAGCTTTTGAGTAGATACTACTGCTTCACTATTAAATGCTTGCAACGGTCTAATTGCTACTGCTTCTCTAAACCCGTTTGCAGCAGCACCAGTAGCTACAAACTGAGTTTGGAGTGCTGATGCTCTGCTGTTTGCAAGAGAAAGAACCTGGGCTGCTGCTGCACTATCTTTTAAAAATTTTGCGCTAACAAACTGGCGCATAGTGCCTTGACCCTTAGAAAGGGTCTGATCAAGTTGTGAAGCAGCAGTTCTCATCTTTACTGTTTCGGCAGTAAAGAATCCTGATTGATTTGCAAGATCTTTTATTTGTTGACTATAGTATCTAGAAGCGTCACCTTGTAGTCTATTGTTAGTATTTAAGGCTGATTGAAATGAATTTATTTGAGCTTGAAGTTGTCTAAGACTTCTGGCTGCGTCACCAGTATTGATGTTGACATCAATATTAACTCTAGTATTTGCCATTTTTAAATTACCTCATAGTCAAGTCCTGAGCCAATTCCGAATCCAGTTCTTGAAGCATTTTTGCCACGAAGAGTAGTTATATCTTTTGGATCGTTTGACGCGCCCTTGCTATTAGCCTTTGCTTTTATTTTTTCCCATGTGTCCATGGCATTGGATTTTGATTTATCAATATCTACACCTTGAATTGCTGCAAAAAACTTCTTGTTTTCATAATCTTCTTGATTCTTTGCTTCAAGGATTGCGACTAGTTCTGGCATTGATAAATTATCCTCCAATTCTTGGTAATCTTTCCAGTGTCCCAGAAGGAATACCCTTGATTCTAGTACGACGAGATCTAGCTCTAGCCAGCTAGAGCCGCCGCCAGTGCGTTTGGGTCGTTCAACTTAATACCAGATGCTACTTCAATAATCTTGTAAACCGTTGGTAGGTCAATGACCTCTTCTAGCTTTTCTTTTGTTGCATAATCCTCGTTGTACTGCTTCATTGCAATTACTGCACAGTCAAGGAGTAGGTCCATTGACTTAATGTTGTCAGATGCAATATCTTCATCACCAATCTTCTGAAACTCCTTCATAAAGTCACGAAGAAGTGTAATCTTTAGTGGTCGCATCTTGATGTTTACTCCATCAATTAGCTCTACTTCTACTGTTTCATATACGCTCGTTGCCATTATAATCCTTTCTGGGGTTATATATAAATTATATCATAGGCATGTAAAAACTTAGCCCGTCCAACCTTTTGGCTGAACGGGACTAAGTGTATACTATTTAGTTTTTATTAAATTGTTATTACGGACCTAGTACGCGGTCTACGATCTTGCCGTATGAACCATTTGATGCTGGTAGTAGACGGAAAGATACCTCGAACATTGTTGGCTCGTCACGTTTTGCTGAAGCCGTTACACTCTCAATTGAGAGAGCACGGTGAGCAACGTAAACACGCTCAACGCTGTCTGCACCTGTAGCGTCTGGATCGCCAGATCCTGGACCTACAGCTATAATTGCACGTTCTAGTGGAACCTCACCAAGATTACCAGCTTGCATAACCATTGTTACTTCATCTGGATCAGCGTCATCATAGTCTGCATCAGCACCTGCTGTTGCTACTACTAGATTTTCTAGAGTACCTTCAGCAAATGCTGTTACTAGGTTGACCTGCATACCTTGCTTGTATAGACGAGCTACGTCAAGGAGCTGATCTACCTGAACCTCACCGAAGTCTGGCTGGAACTGAATTTCTAGACCGTTCATGGTAAAGCCTACGTTTCTCCAGTTGGCAGAAGCTCCCGCTGCTGACAATGAATCTGCGTAACGTGTTCCATCAACGAATGCTGGGATATCAGATCCTGCTGCTGCATCGAATGAGTATTGTGCTGGTGCTGTGCCTTCAATATACTTAAGTGAAGATGATCTTGCTACGAAGATCTGAGCTGCACCTACGATAATATTTCTTGAATCACCTAAAGTTGCCATATTTTTATTTCACCCCTTATTTCTTTTTTTTTATTTGTATTACATTTATTGCCTTTGTTGCTTGGCGTGGGGCGTTTCCTCATCTTTATTATAGTGGCATAATTTAGCCATTATTATAGATATCGGTAGCATGATAGTCATATTTTATAACTACGTTGGTTGAAAATGTTTTTTGAAGTCCCGCAGTTTCTGTGCTATTACCTACATAGTTAACCTGAGAAGCATTTATGCAATGAAAGTTTATTTTGTTATTTTGTATATTTTCACCAGCAAATTGATTTACATCAAACGCTGTTCTATCTTCTCTATCTGCAACATTAATAATAAAATCTCTCCAATAAAAGATCTCTTCTAGACTTGCCCCTCTTATTGAATACATCATCTGGGCACACTTAACTGGATAAAAATACTTGTTGCTTACTCTACCCTTCATAAAAGAGTCGTATATAATGTAGGGTTTAGGTCCCCATTTTGCATCCCCTGATTTATTATCTGAAACTGGAAAGATTGGAGTAACCCCTGCATATGTTGAAAAAGAAAATCCAGGAACATTGGCTGCTCCATTAAGCTCAAACTGCTTCCATATATATTTATTTATTACTGGCTCTACTAAATTACTCATAATCTTCTCCTGGTGCATTAATTATCCAACTTAGGGCTGACTGCCTACCCATGGACCCTGCACTTCTTGATTTTACTGCAGAGTTGAATCCTGACTCAAACTCTCTTGACCTTGTAAAATGATCATAGAATCTTATCGACCTTAGATATACCTGATCAAAATAATTGTTATAGAACTCTTCAAATGCTCTAACAAAAGATCCTCTAACTTGTTCCCCTCCAGGATTTTCTATTATAATTGGTCCAGTTCTAAAAAATTCTTCACCGTCAATTTCAAAGAATAGTGCTTGAGCACTTACTTCATTTACTTGAACGGCTATGCCTTCTTCCATTATCTCTGCCTTGTCAAAGAAAGGCTCTGATCCATTTTCTGGAATGCTTGTTGATGACAAAAAATTTGATGAAACTTGTGCTGTCTTTCCAGCAAGAACTTTTTTTAATTCTACTAGTCTTGCTCCAGGATCTCCAACTTGACCCCACTCATATACATGATGAAGCATTCCTGGATTTGTTCTAGCAAGAACATCAAGGTATTGATAAAAAGCAGAGATACTTGTGCTAGCCAACTTGCTTGCTACATATGACTCTTTGGTTTTACTTTCTTTTATAAAACCTTCTGAGTATTCAACTACATTGTTCAATACCTTCATGGCTTCTTTAGAATTTATCTTTACAGTATACAAGACTGATCATCTGCCCGTCTTATAAAAATTCTGTATCCAAAGAAATTATGGAAAGGGTCAAACATGGGCTCTATATTTCCTATTTCAAAAACAGTTGGCTCATCTAAGACTTCAAACCAAACAACTTTTCCACTTGGATCTTTTATGTTTGTTATTAAAATCTCTGTTATAGCATAAGCAATATTGTCACTTGATTTCAATATTTCATCTGCTGTTCTAAAATCTAATTTATAGGAGTACTCAACAAATTTATCTGAAATAATGGCATTTGCAATAGCTGAGTCTGGTCTTTCTTTTATAGCTGAGCAATTAATTGATCTATCAAAAGACCAAGTGTTTACCATTTCCCCAAATGAACTTTGCTCAGCGGTAGAGTAGTATATGTCTGCTGTCATTGGATACATGAAATCTGACAAGTTTCCATTGGGTAACATTAGATTACCCCTGGTCGAATTCTATTCTTATACTTTACTAATAGCTTGTCCACAATTAAGTTTCCTGTGCCTAAAGAAGATCCTGGTGAAAACTTAATCTTAAACTCTTTATTATCAAACTCTGTTATATTTCTACTAAAGTACCTTGTATTTCCTTGAACTAAGTCTTGCATTAAAATTTCACAAGCTTCTTCAACATCTGATGGAATAACTTGGTATCCAAAACTACCATCAATTAAATAGTCACATCCAGCACAGAACGTTACTGCATAGTTTCTATCTCTCCACACCTTGGTATATTCAACTTTGTTTTGAATTTCATCGTCAAGGACGATTGAGCTTTTGTCTACACTTATTTTGTATTGATCATAGGAGTCATCATCTTTTACATAAATAATTTCATTATTTTCTGACATTTGATAAATAACAACAATTCTTTCATCAATGGGGAGATAATCTATTCCCATTCCAATAACTTCTTTTAATTTACGAACAAATTGAAAGGAACCTACTTCGGCTTCAATAATTCTTCTAGCTACTTTTTCTGCTTCTATAGCTTGACCAGTAGTTATTCCAAGCCTTGTCTTTACCGTTGTAACGTCACAGTATGGCTTTACAATATCTATTCCTGTAGACAAAACAAGATTGTTTGATGGATCATAAACATTTGCAAAAAGATTTACAGAGTATACAAGGTATTTAGAATTTAGTGTAAAACTCGCAACCTTTGAAGCATTAGATGTTGCTGATGCAGAAAAGGATTCTCCTGTAAGCAAGTCTTCATACTGCATAACATATTGTAAAGATGCAGATGGCATTACGAGATCAATATAAATTGATGTTGTTTCTGGTAGTCTAAGAATTTCCATTTTTATACCTCAAAAGCTGAGGCAACTTCTTGCGGAGTTGCTGCTCTTACCTTTTCTGAAATTTTTAACCACTCTTCAGCTTTATCAGAATCTACAATAGTGTAGCCATTATTTAGTCTTCCAAGAGATGGGTGAACAATAGAATTAGGAGCAAAGAGTGCAACTTTAACTGGATCTGTTTGTGTTTTTTGTATTTTAGATTGTGTGTTTTTTACAGATACCTTTTTTGTGGGACTTGATTCCATAATTCCTCCTCTTCTTAATTATATCATCTCAATAAATGCTTAAGAGGGGAGCCAATCGACTCCCCTCCGCTGCATTTAGAAACAATTATGACTTTTCGCCGTAAGCTACTGCGTCTGTTTCTTCGATCTGCACACCAAAACGAACGAACACTGTATATTCTACTGTGTCTTTCTTTGGCTTGAACTCGCGGTGGACTGTAACATCTCTCTGGAATCCCCAAATTCTGTTTTCTGGGAATGTTAGTGAGACATAATCATCTGGCATGTAAGGAACTTCCATGATGGGTAGTCCAAGAACGCGGTACTGTAGTGGAGCACCGACAATCTGTGGAACGCTACCGTCAACAATTCTTTCTACAATTCTTTCGGAATTGAAGTTGCCTGTTTGGGCAAGACTGTTAAGTAGGCTTGAGATTGTTGGTGAACCTGCATAGAACTTCATTGCAGATCTTGAACCACGGTACTTGCGTGGCATGGCTAGGACAATATCTTGTAGATCCTGTACGGTCCATGCTGAACCGCTGGAAGTGACAGATGCTGCCTGGTTTCCTGCGGCTTCTTTTGCATAGAAGCCCTGCATAATCTTCAAGAAGTTGTTTGTTCCTGAACCTGTACCGTTAATTGCAAGATCTTCAAGATCGTTTGCAAATGCGCGAGTCATAGAGCGAACTAGGTGATCTTCAAGCTGGGCACCCTCGATATTATCTTCGAGTGCTTCAGTTGCAACTTCCCAGTCTAGTCTAATCTTCTTTGTTACGATCTCTACTTTAGTGAATGCTACGTCTGCGTTTGTGTATGTACCATCAGCCTGATTTGCTGCACGGATTACACGCTCGCCTACATTTAGCTTCTCTAGTTCTGCAGTGTTAGAACGCATAGTTACTCTACGACCATCTAGAGCTAAAACTTGCTGCTCCCAGATGTATTCGATGAACTGGCGGGACTGCTCAGGATTGAGAATACCACCATCATCAGTTGTGCTACCAACGACACCCAAATCACCTGCTGCGGGATTTGTAATTGCGCCAATACCACCAGAGACTACTACGCCTGCGTCTGCTGATTTTTCTAAAATTTCTTCTGACATTTTACTTTTCACCTCCTGTTTTATTACCGATATAAGTCGGCGGAATTGAGGAAACGACCGCCCCACATCGATTTACTTATTTTTTCTCCCTGTACGATCCCGCCAAGATCGCCAGACTTGCGAACAGCCGTGTCTTCCTCTATCGCGGATACACGCTGTCCAAACTCTTCAACATTGCCTTTAACAACCTTTACCTCTTGTGAAACGTTATTAACTGAGCCAGTAAGTTCCCCTACCTTATCTGCAATGCTTTTTACTGCTGCTGCTAGATCTGCTACTGCAACAACTACTGAATCCTTGATTTCATCTACAGATTTCGCCAAGTCTTCATCGCTGTCTGCAGGAGTTGTGGATGTCTCTACAGCTTCTTCTACAGCTTCCTCGTCAGCAGACTTTTCAACAATCTCTTCGACTGCCTCTTCTACTGCTGCTTCTTCAATAACTTCTTCAATTGCCTCTTCAACCAT